CTACCTCAGCTTCAGGCCAGACTGTTTCTCGATGGATTTCAATGTGCTGACCGGAATGTCGCGCTTGGGGTGCGGCACCGTCACGCGGCCCGGTTTGGTGCGGTGCTTGAACTGGGCGTGACTGCCCTTGCGAGCCACCTCGAACCAGCCGTCAGCCTGTAATCTAGCGATGACGTCGGCACTCTTCATGTTGTGTATTGATACACACAATTCAAGAGTGCGTCCAGAGTCTGCCCAGGATGCCCAATCGGCGTTCGCCCTTCGTGTTCGGAACGCCAAGCAATTGGCTTTCCGTCCGCTGCGCGGACCACGCCTCACCCCCAAGAATGGAGAAATGAGATGACCCGAGGACTACCCCGCACCCTTGCGCGCGCCGCCGCCCGCGAGGGCCTTGCCCCGCCGAAGCTCGGCCTGAACGCCGCGACCAGCGGGCAGGGCGGAGCTTACCGCACCGTCTTCAGCTTCGCCGGCATGCAGGTGCCGGTCGCCGATGCGCTGGCCTATGCGAGCCAGAAGATCTTCGACTTCGCCGACGGCAAGGTGCGCATCAAGGGCGGCACGGCGAGGCTGCAGTTTGCGGTGCTCACTGCCCGCGCCTCGACCATCAACGACAATGCGGCTTTGACCTGGTCGCTGGGCTCAGCGGCCGCGTCCAGCGTCACGCTTTCCGGCACCATGGTCAATGTGCTGGCATCCACCGCCCGCACGCTGGACGGCGTGGGCACCGCGGTCTCCACGGCCTCCACCGCCGACATCGCCGCCGCCGCGACGCTCGACGGGACAACGACGCCGGTCGACCTCTATCTCAACCTGGCGTTTGCCACCGGCACCGACATCGACGCCGATGGCACCCTCGCGGTGACGGGGACGATCACGCTGCTGTGGGAGAACTGGGGGGATAACGCGTAGGCGCACGAACTGCTGATCCCCCCTCGTGGGGGAGATGCCCGGTAGGGCAGAGAGGGGCGCTGTCCCGCCGACCTTGCCGTTGACCGTATCTGAATTCATGCAAACAAACGCGACGTCGCGTTCCTTCGCGCCCCCCTCTGGCCTGCCGGCCATCTCCCCCACCTGTGGGGAGATTGGCAGCTTCGGCGCCGGCGCTCCTTCTGGAACTCTGAACAAAGGAATTTAACTCATGACAGATCTGGCAGAGGCCGGGTCCGTGGCTTCGCGGCCGGCGGGCAACCTGGCGACGCCTCCGGCTTCCGGGGACAACGGGTCCGCCCCGACGGCCGGCAAAAGTTGGTTTGACGGTCTTTCCGAAGGCAACCGCAAGCTCGCTGAAGCCAAGGGCTGGACCAAGGCTGAAAGCCTCGATCGGGTTTTCACATCCTATGCGGAGCTGGAGCGCCAGCAGGGCGAAAGCCTGCGCGTTCCCGGCAAGGACGCACCGAAGGAGGAATGGGACAGGTTCCATTCGAGACTCCCGGAGGCGATGCGTCCACTGACCTCGGCCGAGAAGGTCGAATACCGGCGGCCCGACAACCTGCCGGAAAACTTCGCCTATTCGGACGAACTCGCCAATGCCTCGAAGGCCTGGGCGGTCGAAGCGGGTGCAAGCCCCAGAACCGCGCAGGCCTATCACGACCGCTTCGTCGGCTACATGGCCGAGCAGGCTGCTGCCCAGCAGGCGGCACTTTCCCGCTCGGTCGAAGCCACCCACGACGAGCTGGTGCGCGACTGGGGGCCGACCGACAGCGACGGCTTTCGCCAGAAGCTGGAGGTCGCGAACCGGGCGATGAAGAAGCTCGGCCTGGTCAACGCCTACAAGCAGAAGGGCATCCTTCTGCCGGACGGCGCGCTGACCGATCCGCAGATCGCCCGGGCCTTCCACGCCATCGGCGAGGCGATGTTCCGCGAAGACACGATCGACGCCGACGGAGCGCCCAGGGGCCAGAACCCCTTCCGGCGCAACGCCGCCGGCGAGCGCAACATTTCGGCCATCTCCGCCCTTGTCAAAAGCGACCCTCAACGCGCCCGGCGGCTGGCCCGCGAGGCCGGTGAGAATCCCGACCTCTGGATGCCCAGCAACCCTCTCTGAAACCGCCTCATCAAACCTGAAGGAAAGAAAGAATGGCAGACGCCTATACCCGCATCGCGGACGCGATCGTTCCGTCCGTCTATGCCCAATACTCGTTCGAGGAGCACGTCCAGTCGCTCGAAATCTACCAGGCCGGGATCCTGTTCTCCGACCCGGCCATTTCCTCGAAACTCTCGATGGGCGGCCGCTCCGTCGACATGCCCGGCTGGAAGGATCTCGGCAACGATCCGTCGGAGCCGGTCAATGACGATCCGGCCGACTCGATCGAGATGAAGAAGATCGGCTCGCGCCGCGAGGTCGCCGCCCGCAACGTGCGAGCCCAGGCCTGGGGCGTTCCGGACCTGACCGCGATCCTTGCCGGCGACGACCCGCAGAAGCTGATCGTGCGCCGCCAGACCGAATACTGGCAGCGCGCCAACAAGCTGACCCTGCTCGGCATCCTGAAGGGCGTGCTCGCCGACAACGTCGCCAATGACGGCGGCGACTTGGTGCGCACCACCGGCGCCTCGATCGTCGACACCGACATCATCGAGGCGGCGTACCTCATGGGCGACCGCGCCGATAAGTTCCGCACCATCTGGATGCATTCCAAGCAGATGAAGGCCCTCAAGCTCGCCGACCTCATCGACTATGTGCCGTCCTCGGAGCAGGGCGGGCCGCTGATCCCCTATTACATGGGCCTGCGCTGCGTGGTCGACGACGACATCCCGGTCGCGGCCGGCGTCTACACGGCGTTCATGTTCAAGGACAAGGCGATCCTGTGGAACGAGCTGCCGGTGAACTCTGAAGGCGGTCCGCTAGAGTTCGACCGCAAGCCGCGCCAGGGCCATGGCGGCGGCGTCACTGAAATGGTGGGTCGCCGGCATTTCGTGGCGCATGTCCCGGGCACGCGCTTTCTCGACGCCTCGACCGCCGGCGAGTTCGCCACCGACGCCGAGCTGGCGCTGGCCGCGAACTGGGACCGCACCGCCTCCAGCGTGAAGAACATGAGCTTCATCGCGCTGAAGACGACGGAGGCGTAACGACCTTTCGACCGCTTGGCGGGGAGGCAATGCTCCGCCAAGCTGGCTCCGCTTGGTCAGCGCTCACAGCAACGATCGTTCTCGAACGATTACCGATGTGCCGACAGCAACCTCTGACTGCAAAAATTCGGTTGTGTTGCGCAAAAAACACATCAACGCTCGGTGGCCGCTGATAGGTTGGGAGTCGGGTTTCACTTTGGGGTTTCGATGCGCTCACTTTCCTTCTTGTTTGCCGGTTTGCTGGCTTTGTTGACCGGGTCCGCAATGGCCGCCGATGCGGTGGCGGGCGCTCCGGCGGAAAGCATCAACTGGTCGGGTGCCTATCTCGGCGGCGTCGCCGGCTACGGCTGGAAGTCCGACAGCTATCATTACTCTGGTAGCTCGGTCGACTTCGATTCCAACGGCTTTGTTGGCGGGTTGACTGCCGGCTACAACTGGCAGCAGGGTCAGTTTGTTTTCGGTGCGGAAGCCGATATCAGCTACGCCGATATGAACAGCAGCGTACTAGAGATTCCCTTCGTGCCCCCGTGCGGCGTCCCAGGCCAAGGGTGCACGGCCAAGGTCGACTGGTTCGGCACCGGCCGCGCTCGCGTAGGCTATGCCTTCGAGAATTTTCTTCCCTACGCCACCGGTGGCCTTGCAGTCGGTCACGTGAAGGGATCGGCCGATCTCGGCGCATGCGGTGCTAGTCCGACTTGCGATTTCAGCGACACACGTTGGGGCTGGACCGCTGGCGCCGGCGTAGAATGGGCGATGAATCAGCAGGTTTCGTTCAAGGCCGAATATTTGCATGTCGACCTTGGCCGGCCGTCCTTCTCGACCAGCAATCCGCCGGATCCGTCGACTGACCGCATCGACTTCGACACCGTCCGCATCGGTATCAACTATCATTTCTAGGGTCCTGACTGGCTTCGGCCGAGCTGCCGCAAACATAGGGGAATTCGCTGGCGCCTGAGGCGTCAGCGTTCCTGGCTCCGCCCGGGCAGGACGCCGTAAAGCGCCGACACGCTGACATTCCGCACGCAATCCAAGCCGCCAGTAGCGGCTTTTTTCATGCCCGGAGTTCCCCATGACTTTTGCTCGACCAAGCCGGACGAGGCGCTGACCCATGGCCATCACCCCGCTCGACATCGCCAACATGGCTTTGGCAGTCCTTGACGAGGCGCCGATCGACAGCCTTGACCAGGACGTCAAGGCGGCCCGCCTGCTCAACCTGCATTTCGACCTCACCCGCGAGGGCGAGCTGGCGAAACATGCCTGGGTGTTCGCCATCCTTTCGGCCTTGGTGCCGGGCTCGGATTCAGGAAGCGGCGACTGCACGCTGAACTATGCCTACGAGTTGCCGGCCGACTGCATCCGCCCGCTGCCGCTGACCGACACCGGCGAGCCGGTCGGCGTGCCGATTTCCTGGCGCCAGGAGGCGGGGCTGGTCTATTCCGATCAGCCGGGACCGCTGACGATCCGCTACATCGCCAACCTCACCGATCCGAACGACTGGGACGCGCTGTTCACCGAAGTGCTGGTGGCGGCTTTGGCCATCAAGGTCGCGCATCCGCTGACCCATAAGGCGGGCATGATCGACATTGCCCGCGCCGCCTATGATCGCGCCCTCGACGCCGCCTTTTCGGCCAACGCCATCCAGCGCGGCGGCCGGCTCTACACCGGCGGCTGGGCAACCCAGCGCGGCGATTTGAGGAGCTTTCGTTAAATGACAGCGCTCTATCCGGTCCAAGACGTCTTCACCCGCGGCGAGATCTCGCCCAGGCTCCATTCCCGCGCTTCGCTTGACCTCTACCGGGCGGCGCTCGCCAAATGCGAGAATTTCGTCACCTTGCCGCATGGCGGCATCCGCGCCCGCGGCGGCACCTATTTCGTCGCCGAGGTGAAGAACTCGGCCAAGAAGACGCGCGGCATTCCATTCATCTTTTCCTCCGACCAGGCCTACTGCCTGGAATTCGGCGACCTCTATATCCGCGTCTATGCCTATGGCGCGCGGGTCGGCACGGTCGAGATCGCCTCGCCCTATCTGGAGGCAGACCTCTTCGAGCTCGCCTATGTGCAGTCGGCCGACCAGATGTGGATCACCCATCGCGACTATCCGCCCAAGGTGTTGACCCGCACCGCGCACACCGTGTGGACGCTCGAGGACTTCGAGTTCCTCGACGGTCCCTATGACGACATCAACGATACCGCCACGACGCTGACGCCTTCCGACACCGGCCACCTGACGCCCAAGATGACCTCGAACACGACGCCAGCCGGCACCGTCTCCGCTACCGCGGCAAGCGCCGACGACTTCAAGATGTTCGACCGTGACAAGACCCAGCATCTCATCTTGTCTGGCGGCGGCGACGGCTTCATCCGCTACCGCACCGCCGGCGGCGCTCAGCGGGTCGTTGACGCCTACTGGCTGACCGCCTCGAGCAAGGCGACCCAGGCTTACGACTTCTTCACCGCTTGGGAGGTCCAGGGATCGAATGACGGCGTTTCCTGGACCACGCTCGATACCCGTACCGGCGAGCTCGGCTGGGGTAATGGCGAGACGCGCTTCTACGATTTCCCCAACAAGTCCGCCTTCGAATACCATCAGCTGGTGTTCAGCGGCGGCGGCGGCGACGATGCGACCAATTCGATCGCCGCGGAGCTTGCCTTTCATGTCGCGGCTTCCGACCAGACGCCGTTCGATCTCACCGCATCCGGCACGGCCGGCATCAACGGCGGCGCCGGGTTCCAGGCCACCGATGTCGGCCGCGCCATCCGGCTGCTCGGCTCCGACGGCGTATGGCGCTGGGCCAAGATCACCAGCCGCACCAGCACCACCGTGGTGAAGATCGTAATCTACGGCCATGCCCTGCCGAACACCAACCCGATCACCCGCTGGCGGCTCGGGACCTTCGTGCCGGGCAAATATGTCGAGTCCGGCTCGCTCTATGAGGAGCGCCTGGCCTTCAGCCGGCGCTTTTCCGTCTATGCATCGGCCACCGGCGACTTCGACAATTTCGCGCTCGGCGAGAAGGACGACGACGCGCTGGAATTCGTCCAGGCCGGCGGCGGCCAGGCCAACGACATATTGTGGATCGCCGATTCCGACGGCGCGCTGCTGATCGGCACCTCCGGCGGCATCCGCGCCCTGTCGGGCTCTGGCATCGACGAGGCGCTGACGCCGTCCTCCTTCAAGAACCGTCGCTCGCGCACTTTCGGCTGCGCCCGCATCCGACCGGTCGATGCCGGGCAATCTTTCCTCTATGTCACGCGTTCGCGCCGGGCGATCGCCGAGCTGACCCAGGTGCAGACCAGCCGATATCAGTCCGAAGACATCGGCCAGATATCCGAGCACATTCCGAAGCAGGGCGTGGTCGATCTCGCCTACCAGACCGACCCCGACCCGATCCTGTGGTTCCCCCTCGATAATGGTGAGCTGGGGGGCTACACGCACCAGCCGAGCCAGGAAGTCCGCGGCATGCACCGCCATCGCCTCGGCGGGACCTGCTCGGGCTCCGATTGGGCGATGGTCGAAAGCGCGGTGGTGACGCCGGCGCAAAACGGCGTCGACGACATCTGGCTGTTCGTCAAGCGCACCATCGGCGGCCTGACGAAACGCTACATCGAGGTGATGCAGGCGCCCGTCGAATACGGAGAGCTCGCCGACGCTTTCCAGGTCGACTGCGGGCTGACCTACTCAGGGGCGCCGGTCAACGTCGTCTCCGGCCTCGGCCATCTCAACGGCCAGAAAGTCGACGTGCTGGGCGACGGCAAGGTCTTTCGCGGCCTCATCGTCGCCTCCGGTCAGGTGACGCTGCCCTCCGGCGCCACCGCCGCGAAATGGCAAGTCGGGCTTCCGTTTCAATCGGAAGCCGGCACGCTGGAGCTCGATGTCGGCGGCCAGGACGGCTCGATCATCGGTCGCCGCAAGAAGGTGGCGAAGGCGATCCTGTCGCTGCTCGAGACCGACACGACGGGACCTGAGGTGCAATCTTGCATCCGCGGCCGCTGGGAGGCCGTGCGCATGCCCTCGGTCGTCGCGCCCGACGGCAAGGCGAAGCTCTACACCGGCAATGTCGAGGTGCCGATCGACGACAGCTGGGTAGGGCAGGGCAGGGTGAAAATCCGCCACGTCAACCCGACGCCCTGCACGATCCGGGCGTTCACACCGGTGTTCGACGCGGAGCCGTAAGCGATGTTGCTGCCGCAATAGCAACGCCGAGTTCCCGCGCACCCCCCCTCTGGCCTGCCGGCCATCTCCCCCGCAAGGGGGGAGATCACCTGGCGTCTTTGCTTTCGCCAATTGCCGACCTTGCAAGTGACAGTACATCGCCCGAACTGCCAACCCTCCCCCCCTTGCGGGGGAGATGTCCGGCAGGACAGAGGGGGTGCTGTCCCGCCGGCCTCTCCGTCCACCAAGGAACCCACACATGACACCCCATGCCGAAGCTCTCGGCAGGGCGCGGACGGCTGCGGATTTCGCCGCCGTCATCGCTCTGCTCGACACCGATCTCAGCGAAGCCGTCGCCAGCCGCCAAGACCTGAAGCAGGCGGAAGACCGCGCCATTTTCGGCGATGGCGATCTTGCCGCCGCGCGCGCCGCGCTCGACGATTGCAACGACACGATCGCGATACTGGAAAGAGCAATCGCCGCCGCCGGCGACCGCCAGGCCACTGCGGCTCAAACCGAAGCCCGCGCCGACATTGAGGCGCTCAGCGAGGAGATCGAAGGCAAGGTGGCGCTGCTCGGCGCGCGCTGGCGCGCTGCCCGCCGGCTGGTCGAGGAACTGCGCGAGGAGCTGTTCGGGGCCGACGCGCTGTCGCGGGCGATTGCCACCGCCAACGGCCTGTTCGACGCCGCCGGCCTGCCGAGCCGGAAGGTGAGCCTGGCCGCCGCCCGCCGCGCCGCCATGGCCGGTCCGCGCGCGGCCGCGCCAGCGCGCCTCAGCCGCGCCGGCCTGGCGGCCGACCGGCTGCTTCTTTCGCTGATCAGCTCTGGCGGCGCGCTCGACGCGCGTCCGGGGCTCCGCGCGCCCGTCGCCGGCTCAACCAAGAAACCCAAGCGAGGCTGAACCATGTGCACATTAGCCCTACTCGGCACGGCCATTTCGGTCGGCGGCGCCCTGATGCAGGGCGCCCAGCAGCAGCAATTGGCCAACTACCAAGCCAAGGCCTACGAGCAGCAGGCGCAGGCCGACGCGCAAAGCGCCGCCTTCGAGCGGAGCCAGGAGCGCCACAAGCAGGACCTTCTGGAGGCCCAGGCGCGTGCCCAGGCCGGTGCCTCGGGCGTCGGCATTGCCGGCTCGCCGACCGAAGTGCTGGCGGCCAACGCCCGGCAGGGGCAGGTCGACCTCGATGCGATGTTGTACGGCTCGCGCCTGCGCCAGAACAATCTCAACACCCAGGCCGCCGTCTCGCGCTTCCAAGGCAAGCAGGCGATGACCGCCTCGATCTTCAACGCTGGCAGCAGCCTCATCGGCGGCCTCTCCAAAATCTACGACCCGACCAAGAGTCCGAGTTCCGGCAGCCTGCAGTCGGGCAACGCCGTGATCGTCGGCGCCTCCCCCTTTTCCAGAGCAAGTTGGGCAGGGAACACCTGAATGGTACACATCATTCCTCTTTCCGTCGCCCAGCGCCGGCTCGATATCGGCAATGGGGTGCAATATCCCCAGGGCTCGCCGATCGGCGGCGCCATGCAAGGGTTGGGCGATCACCTCTCCGCCGTCGCCGAGCGCTACCAGCAGATGAAGGAACAGCAGGAGGCGTTCGATGCCGAACTGGCGCGCCGCCGGTTCGACGGCGAGATCGCGCAGGCCGAAGACGAGGCGACGGCGAACGCGCCGGCCGATGGCAGCGGCCTGCATGAGGCCATGTATGGCCAGGTCGATCCGCACAATGGCCGAGTAATGAAGACTGGCCTGTTCGACAGGCTGTTCGCCGCTGCCTTGCCGAACATGCCAGAGAGCCAGCGCGCCGCGCGGCCCAGAGAGAGAAAGGCATAGCCGATCGAACACGCCGGGAAGCAATAGTCGACCCCATGGGGCTTCTCGATTTGGCTAAGACAGTCGACCTAGGTCGTTCAGGGTCGCAAGCAGAGCTCACTAACTACATCCCCACAGATCAAGAATGGCTAGGGCGACTATTCGCGGGAGACAGTGAGCGAGGGAGCCTATGGCGTCTTCTCGCGCAAAAGCTTGTGGGCTCAGATGGGCTTGGCGAGGACAGCGCTTCGGTAGCTGATATCACCCCGCTGGGGGCGTCGTTTGCGCTCGAAAAGGCGGGCAATGCGGTGCTGGAGGGTAACTACAGCGAAGCATTGCTTGATGCCTTCGGAGCCATTCCTGGCGAGCGGTTGGCCGCCTCTGGCCTGAAGGGGACTGGTAAGGCCGCGAAACAGTGGGGTGAGAAGCTCTCGATCTCGGGCGGCCCGGCGTGTAGCTGAGGCGGGCGAGGCACTTATTCACGGTGTAGATGCCGAAACCCTCCGACGCCAACAAGGGCTTGCTCGCTTTGCATTTCAACCAGTTCCGCGGTCGAAGCGCGAATTTGAAATGCGATGCTCGGGGCAATGCTTGCCAGAGATCCGGTGCGAGTCAAATATACGGGAGCTGCAGTAGGATGGGAGGAATCAAAAAACCATCGCAAGACCTTTTTTGGTCGGAATGCTACCTAAATGCAAGTGACTACGTGGTTCACCATAGCGTTGAGCAGCAGGTTATTGAAAAGTATCCAGGGTTATTTACTGAGCAGGAAATAAATTCGAATGAGAATCTTCGAGGAATTCGCGGAGAATTTGATACAAATTTGCACCACAAGGTAGTTAAAAGCGAGTGGATGGATTTTTATCGATCTCATCCAACCGCCACTCGTCAGCAGGTAATTGATAAAGCCACCGAAATCGACAAAAAGTACGGGCATCTTTTCGACCCACCAATAGGTGAATGATGGAATATTTTTGCGTAGATCCCGTTACCGCTGGCGGAATGGATCGCGGAACTGTTATGGACAGAAGCGCGCATCCGCCGATCGTCAGCAAGCTCGTCTACCAGATCGATGGCTGGCCGGGCGATGTTCTCATAGAAGCTTTCCTTGCTTTCTTGTGACAGAAGAGGCCAAGCGCGCCCTGCTAAAAGCCGGCTTCTCCGGTGCTAGATTCGCAGACGTCGAAATCACAATCTCCGACAATTTTCGCGACGTCTTTTCCAGCGTAAAGCTCCCGCCGCTTGTCTGGCTGCAGGTTGATGGAAAGGCAGGTCGTGACGACTTCGGCATCGCCTCGAATCTCCACCTCGTCATGTCGGAGCGCATCCTGGACGTTCTGGATGAACTGGGGCTTCCTTTGGCCAGCTTCAAACCGTTCGACGAATAGAGCACAGCTGGGCGGAGGATATGATCCGCCTCAAAACTGACTAGCCACTATTTGGGTCTGTCTCCGGTCAGTCGATAGAAAATAGTGCAGTGTCACCGTAATTCCTCCTATAGGTGATTAATGAAATACTTCTACGTAGAGCCGATTGTTGTGGGCGAACTGGATGAGGGTACTGTGATGGACGTAAGTGTGCATCCGCCGATCGTCAACAAGCTTGTGTTTCAAGTCGACGGCTGGCCCGGCGATGTTCTCGTAGCAAGCTTTCCTTGCTTTCTTATCACGGAGGAGGCCAAATTCGCGTTGCAGCAGGCCGGTTTCTCCGGTGCGACATTCGCTGACGTCGAAATCACAATTTCCGACAATTTTCGTGACGTTTATTCCGACGTTAAGATTCCGCCTCTTGTCTGGCTAAAGATAGAGGGAGAGGCCGGCCACTCCGACTTCGGTATTGCCTCGGATCTGCGACTCGTCATGTCGGAGCGTATCCTGGACGTTCTGGATGCACTGGGCCTTCCTATGGCTAGCTTCAAACCGTTCGACGATCGAAGTGGGCACACTGACCTAGGCAGAGAATGATGCGCCGCAAAGCCGATTCGTAACCATTTGAGGTGCCTTCGGTCGGCCGCATAGAAATAATGCACTGTCGCCGTAGTTCCGGTTCTCCGACCGAAGTGCTGGCGGCCAACGCCGGCAGGGGCAGGTCGACCTTGATGCGATGTTGTACGACTCGCGGCTGCGCCAGAACAATCTCAACACCCAGGCCGCCATTTCGCGCTTCCAGGAGCGCTGGCACCGCTGGCGGGGCGGCTGGAGCGGGCGCAATTTTGGATTCAGATGGCTCGGATACCGAGCGCGGACAGGCTCAATGAAGCTGTTGGCGAAAATCGCGGTGACAAAGAGCTGATTCCGGTGCGGCTACAAATCTGGCCGCGCGCTAATCCCGATCTTTTCAAGCCTCGCTTTCGCGGGGCTTTTTTCATGGAGCAAGCCCTATGGCCCGACCTGCAACTGCCGCCGTTCGCCTGTTGACCGGCGAACGCGAACCCGTGCGCCTGGCGACGATCGCAAACATCACCCTTTACGGCCTGCAGACCATTGATGGCGTGCTGACCGAAGTCGGCGACCGCGTACTGGTCAAGGACCAGGCCGACCAGACCGAGAACGGCATCTACACGGCGAGCGAGGGCCAGTGGTTCCGCGCCGCCGACGCCCGCACGGCGCGCACGATGCAGAAGGGCACGACCGTGCATGTGCAGGAGGGGACGGTCTCGGCCGATCGGGTCTATGCCTTCGAGACGCTGGATCCGGCGATCGGCGCCGACCCGATCACGCTGAGCTTCTATCTGTCGCAGGACACGCTCGGCGACGCCGTGAACGCCGCGAATGCCGCTGCGGCGAGCGCTGCCGCGGCACTCACTTCCAAGAATGCCGCCGCCACCAGCGCCACCAATGCGGCTGGCTCGGCCACGGCCGCTTCCGGCTCGGCCACCGCCGCGTCCACTTCCGCCACCAATGCGGCGACCAGCGCCACCAATGCCGGCACTTCGGCGACGGCAGCGGCCGGCTCCGCGTCCACGGCTTCCGGTTCGGCGACCAGCGCCGGCACCTCGGCAAGTGCCGCCGCCGGCTCGGCAACGGCCGCGTCGGGCTCGGCAAGCGCCGCTGCCAGCTCGGCGACCAATGCGACGACCTCGGCCACCAACGCCGCGGCGAGCGCCGCCGCCGCGGCCAACGCCGTGGCGGCACTTGGCTACACCTTTTCCCCTAGCACCGCCGATGCCGACCCCGGCAACGGCACGCTGCGGCTGAACAATGTCAGCGCCGCCTCGGCCACAGCCGCCTATATCGACAACCTCGATTCCAGCGGCGCCACGGTGAGCGGCATCCTGGACACGTTCGACGACAGCACCAACCCGATCAAGGGCCAGCTCTCGCTGCGCTCAAAGGCGTCAGCGGCAATCGCCTATGTCTACAGCGTCACCGGCTCGGTGGTGGACGGCGGCGGCTATCGCAAACTGACGCTCGCCTATGTCAGTGGCGCCGGCACCTTACCCACGACCGCCGACGGCATCTGGCTGATCTTCACCCGCGCCGGCGACAAAGGCGCGGATGGCCTGGGCAGTGGTGACTTTTCCGGGCCGGCGAGTTCGGTGACCGACAACATCGTGACCTTCGCCGGCACGACGGGGAAGGCCGGCAAGGACAGTGGGGTGGCGGTGGCGAGCCTCGTCGCCGGACCGGCCTCCGCCGAGACAGACAACATCGCCACCTTCAACGGCGGGACGGGCAAGGTGGTGAAGGACAGCGGCGTAGCGGTGTCGGGCCTTGCGCCGAAGGCAAGCCCGACGTTTACGGGCACGCCTACGGCGCCGACGGCGGCGGCTGGAACCAATTCCACTCAGATCGCCACGACGGCCTATGTCGATACGACATTTGCGCCGAAAGCGAGCCCAACGCTCACCGGCACGCCGGCGGCACCGACCGCTGCGCCTGGTACCAACACGACGCAGATCGCGACCACGGGGTTTGTGAAGGCAGCGATCGATGTGGTGCTAGGCGGGGTGTCCGCGGCGTTTGATACGCTGGCGGAGATAGTCGCCTCCATGGTGAGAAAGGATGCCGATACAACGCTGAACGCTGGATATTTTGGCACCGACGTTTCCGATGGCACCAAGTCCAGCGGAATCTACACGCCCTCGCCAGCCGGAGGCAATTTCCGGTCGGCCACCAACAACGGCGCGCACACCCTGGCCGCGCCTTCGGCATCAGGTTCCTATTCCCTGGTGATTGACTACACGAATGGTGCAAGCGCGGGTGCCATCGTCACTTCGGGCTTCACGAAGGTAACCGGAGACGCCTTCACTACTACTTCGGGACAAAAGTTCCGCTTGTTCATTTCAAAGGGACAGGGTGGCACTCATGTACATGTACAGGCGCTCCAATGAGCTTCCCTTTTCCGATTACGACCCCCTCGGTAACGGTCCCTGCGGTCGCTCAGGGCACAGTCCTGAATCAGATAATCACAACCGATGGAACAACCTTCGCGTTCACCGGTCTTACGTCGGGGATCACGGTAGACGCATATCCCATTATAGGGATCATGGCGCGCTCGGGCTCGGTCGCCGATTTTGTGTCACTCGATGTTGGCGGTCAAGACTGCTCGCTGCTTTACAAGCAGTTCAACGGGACAACGGTGCTCGCCTTTTATTCTGCGCCGCGCGGAGCAACTGGAAACGTGAACGTTAATTTCAGCGCCGGGATGGCTCGGGCCGCCTGTTGTGTAATCCCGCTCTTCAATCTCAAAAGCAGCACAACGCCAACAGCGGTCAATACAAGTTCTGCTGACCCATTGAATGCGGCGATCGACTGTCAGGCTGGTGGCTGGATTGGAGGGCTTGCATACAATGGATCAACTGCGGACAGCATTTCGTGGACTAATCTCACCGAGAAGTTTGATGTCCAGCCTGAAAGTGTCTCGTGCTTGAGTTGCGCATGCGACATATTCGGCTCAGCGCAAACGGCTAGGGGCGTTACGGCCAACCCCACAAACACAGGGAGCGGGCAACTCCTAATCCTTATGGCTCTCCGATAAGGAAAGACTGCCTAAGAAGAGGCACTTGGTCTTCGCCAGCTCCGATGTGTTCTGCATCGCGGCAAACGCAGCTCGATCAGACCCGAAGCGCTCTCTCGCCCGCTGGCGTTAGCACCATGAGATAACTCGGGCCGAAATCGCCTTCGATATCCGAAAGTTGAACCATGTCGGCATCCATCAGCCGACGCCACTTACTCCAGTCTTCATCGCTCCAATTGTTCGTGAACAGAGGAAGCATTTTCAATCGGATAGCTTCCTCAGAGCTGATAACGAGAGCTGGGCGTCTACGCTGCCACAGAGCAGCGAAGAGGCCGACAACTAGTGCGGAGATGCCATAGATCCACATAGGTAAGTCTTACTGCAAAACAATCTTGGGTGAAACCACTGCCTTCCGAGAGAAAAGAAACTCGTAAACCGACCCGGTGCGGGCGTCCGTATGGCGCTTCATTCGAGCGCGGCTCGTGGGCAGCTCAGAGCTGCCACCGCAGCGAGTCGAATCAAGCGGCTGCCTACTAGTGTGTCACACCAATCTCTCCACCGCACACCCCTCAGCCACCCGAACCCCACCCGTCCCCTCGCACTCCGCGCAGCGCACACTCACGCCCGGGCACCTATGCTGATGCGTTCCCGCCGGGCAGCAGTGGCCGTTGGAACTGCGCCATCTTGGGCATTCGAAAATCGTGCCGGTGCCGCCGCAGCCCTGGCACTCGCCCATTTCGGGTAACATCAAACCCATCTTGCCCAACCCCTCGGCGTGAACGCCTCAACCCCACGAACCGGCGGAGCCCAACCGCCGTCTCCTGACATTGCCACACGGCAATTAAGGTTTTTCTAAAGAACTGAATCGGCGTGAACGCAAGTCGCCGGCCGAGCTTTTCCCACCAACCAGCAAGCCAAGGAGCCTCTCATGGACCGCAACTTCGCGCGGGCGCTTGCGCTCGTGCTTAAATCCGAAGGCGGCTGGTCGGACAGAAAAGCTGATCCCGGCGGCGCCACCATGAAGGGCGTCACACTCGCGAACTTCCGCCGCTACGTGAAGGCCGACGCCAGCAAGGGCGATCTGAGGAAGATCACGGACGGCCAGGTGGCCACCGTCTATCGGCGATTCTACTGGGACGCCGTATCCGGCGCCGAGCTCCCCGACGGCGTCGACTATGCCGTCTTCGACTTTGCCGTGAACAGCGGGCCGGGCAGGGCGGCGAAATACCTTCAGGCAATGCTCGGCGTCGCCCAAGACGGCCGCATCGGGCCGGCGACGCTCGCCGCGGCCCGGGCGAAACCCGCCGGCGTCGTCATCGACATGCTTTGCGATGCGCGGCTTGCCTTCCTCCAGCGGCTGCCGATCTGGCCGACCTTCGGCAAGGGCTGGAGCGCGCGCGTCGCCTCGGTGCGCTCCGAGGCGCTGCTCTTCTCGGCGCAGCCGGAGGCGCCGCTTCAATCCTCGTCGCGAGTTCCGGTCGCTGACGCCACGCAGCCGGCCATCAACGCCTCTGGCGGCGACGACGCCCAGCCGGCCGCTTCGCAGCCATCGGCTCGCAGGGCCGCCGGCGTTCTCGCTCTTGTCGCGCTGGCGCTCGGCTCAGCCGCCGCCTGGGCCGCGCATCTTCCCTGCAATCTCTTCGGAGTGTTCTGCCAATGATCGGGGTCATCATCCGCATAGCGCTGCGTTATGGCGCGGGCGTGCTCGTCGCGCGTGGGCTGCTGGGTGCCGGCGACGCCGAGGCGCTCTCGGCCGATCCCGACATCCAGATGGCGCTCGAAACCGCCCTCGGCCTGGCGCTCAGCTTCGCCGCCGAGGCCTGGTACGCGCTCGCCCGCAAATTCCACTGGTCGAAATGAGGTAGCAAAATGGTCGAGGTCTTCACCGAACTCGTTCGCCAGGCTTTGCCTTGGGTCATCGGTGCGCTGCTCCTGATCGCGGCGCTCGTCGTGTGGTGGCTGGCATGACGGCGCTCTTGTCCTTCCTCGCCGGAAATCCGGCGATTCTGGGCGTTCTGGCCTCCTTCATTGCCGCACTTGGTTGGGGCTTTCACCAAAGGCTTGCGGGGGCGCGGGCCGAGCGCGACCGGCAGGCGGCCAGCGAGGCGGCAGCCCGCGATATCACTGCCCAGATCGACAACGATATCGGCGCGCAGCCCGCCGGTGCGGTCAAGAAGGAGCTGAAGTCATGGGCAAGGGACTGATCGCCGCCGCCGTCGTCGCAGCGCTCTGCGGCTGCACCACGGCCAAGGGCGGTTTCTGCGCGGTTGCCTCACCGTTGCGTCTTTCCGGCAAGGCCGTCGAGACGCTGTCGAACGAGGAGGCGCGGACGCTTCTCGCCCACAACCGCAAGGGCGAAAAACTCTGTGGCTGGAGGCCCTGATGCACGACATCTTCGATCTGCTCGGCGTCAAGGGCCAAGTGGTGGCCGCCGGGCTCGCCGGCGGGGTGCTCAGGGCACTGTCGCGCCATCGCTACAAGTTGCGCGAGATGATCGCCTCGCCGATCTGCGGCGCCTTGGCCGCCGCCTATCTGACGCTCCCCACGGTCGCTTGGGTCGAGGCCAGCGGCCTGCCGATGCCCGACGCCGCCGACGACACCACCACTCTAGCCGCCGCCTTCCTGATCGGTGTCTCGGCCATGTGGATTTCGGACATCGTGTTCGAGGTGCTGGTGCGGCGCTTCAGGCCCGCACCAGAAGAATGAGCGGCGCGGAATGGGAGCCGTGCCGATCGGTACCGAGCATTGGCGACATCGGCCGGCAAGAATTCTGCCAATCGCGATGAACCAATTCGCGTGGCCATGCGACGCATCGGTGCAAATGAACACCCGTGTATCCATGGAGATTTTCGATGCCTGCAATCCTTCGCAATGCACTTCTCGCCGCCCTGGCCGTATCCACCCTGGGTGGATCCGCGATGGCCGGCCAGCAGATCTACGAATGCGACAACACGCCGACCAACAAGCTCTGGGCCGGCCGCTGTTGCGGCGTCGGCGACGCGAATTGCCTCGGTGGTGAAAGCCATGGCCATGACCGGGGCAATCCCGGCCGGGGCAACAATGGCGGAGGCGACAACGGCAGGGGCGATAAAGGGCCCAAGTGAAGCTGGCGCTCAGCCCGAGGCTCGCCGGTTTGCTCGACCGGCGAGCAATCGGCGCAGACTGGGGCACCGTGGTTCGGTCAGTTTCCCTGCCAGTCGCCCTTTTCCAGGCGCCTTTCCCGTCGCCTTTTTCAGGCGCCTTTTCCAGGTGCTTGAGCCGCTGGAAGAAGCGGGCCACAATCCCCACTTATGGAGAAATCCAAGGAGGTTTGACATGGCTTCTTCCGAACGCGCGGTCCTTGCCGGCGGCTGCTTCTGGGGCATGCAGGATCTGATCCGCCGCTTGCCCGGCGTGATCTCCACCCGTGTCGGCTACAGCGGCGGCGACGTGCCGAACGCAACCTACCGCAATCACGGCACCCATGCCGAGGCGATCGAGATCGTCTTCGATCCGACCAAGACCAGTTTCCGCACGCTGCTCGAGTTCTTCTTCCAGATCCACGATCCGACGACTAGGAACCGTCAGGGCAACGATGTCGGCACGAGCTACCGCTCGGCGATCTTCTATACCAACGACGAGCAGAAGCGGGTGGCCGAAGACACCATCGCCGATGTCGACGCCTCGGGTCTCTGGCCAGGCAAGGTCGTCACCGAGCTCGCTGCGGCCGGTGCCTTCTGGGAGGCCGAGCCCGAACATCAGGATTATCTGGAGCGCTACCCCAACGGCTATACCTGCCATTTCGTTCGGCCGGGCTGGAAGCTGCCCGTCCGCGAAAAGGCCGCCGCATCATAA